TCAAAACGCTAAGTCGGGTCGTGGGGCACGAACGATGGGGTCACGGTAGACTGGAACGAAGGACTCTACGTGTTCAGCCGTGGCCAATTACAACGTAGATATTGCGGTTGCAGTTAAGAATACTCAAGCGGTTACGCAGCTTTCTAACAGCATAAATCAAACTGGAACAAGAGTTGATAGATTAAATGAAATTCTTGAAAAGTTTGGAGATAACATTGGCGGAACGTTAGTAAACTCTGTTAGAAGCTTTAGTGATGCAACAAGAGAAGCAGCACTTAACCTTAATAAAGTAGCTTTAGGTAGCAAGGATGCTGCTAAGGCAGCAAGAGAGTTTGTGCAGGCTGTAGATTTAGAAAACGCAGCACTTAGGGAACAAGCCGCTTTAATCGCGCAAGTGCGAAATGAAGGCAAGTCAGGTACGTTGCGCCCTGCACAGCAGTATTCAGGCCCTATAGGGCCAGGTCCAGCTTCTAGTACAGCCTTATCTTCTCCTTTACCGGCTAGATCAGCACGTACTACGCAGTACCTAAGTCCTATTGGGCCTGTTTCCCCTCAAGAGCGCACTGGACGCGTAGAGCAGCTTGCAAGGGAAACAGCACTAAGAAGCGCGGCTAACCAGAAAGATTTTGACGCACGAAGAACATTTCAAACCGAACTATTTAATATTGAAAAACGATTTGAAAACAGTCTAGAACGACAGCGCAGGGAAGCGGATAGTGATGAGTTTGACAGGCTGCTGAAGCGACTTAACACAGAACAAAACAAAATAAAAGAAATAGGTGACTTAAGAGCAAAAATAAATCAAAAAGAAATTGAAGATTTTGATAAACGCTTCAAACAAGCGAGAGACCTGCGAGGCCAGACTAGCCCGATTGGTGGTGCAGTAGGCATTCCAGGCAGTCCTGCTGCTAAAGCAGCAGCGGCGAAAAAAGGAGGAGGCAACAAGCTTTCAGACCTTGCACTTGGCGTTGGTTTTCCGCTGCTGTTTGGCGGTGGTGCGGGTTCAGTTGCTGGTGGTGCGTTAGGTTCTGTTGGCGGAATGGGCGGCCAAGTTCTTGGCAGTGCTATTGGTGCAATTGTTGATACATTTGTTGCTGGAATCGGAGACATTGGTAAAGCTCTTAATCCTTTAACTGCGGACATTGACGCGCTAGCAAGTTCGGCAGGGATTGCTGGTACAGAAAATGGAAAACTAATCCAATCGCTAGAATCTTTTGTTAGCAGTGAAAAGGCTTTAGAACTAGCGTCTCAGCAACTGGCTGTAACTGTAGGCGAGGATGGCGTAAAAGCCTTGAAAGACTATGGACAGGCAAATACCGAACTATCTAATGAATTTAGTAAAGCTTTTGCAGATTTAGCCGCAGCGGCTGCGCCATTCTTAGAGAAGGTTACTCGTGCCATTTCAAGCAGAGTTGAAACTGTAAGGCTTGTAAAACGTGGAGTTAATGAATTTGGCTCTGACCCAACAGTACAAGCTGCTCAAGCTAAATTTCGGCAGGGAAAACTTAACGAGTCTCAACTTGAACAGCAAATAGCTGAGTTTGTGCGAAAAAAAGAAGAATCTGCTCAAAAAGCCGCAGACCTTCAGTTGCAATCAACTTCAGGTAGTCGTATAAGTTTGCAAATTGCCGAACAGGATCTTATTGTCGCGAAAGCAAAGAATAATCTTTTAGACGAAAGAGCGCAAAAAGCTGAAAAAAACAAAATAGCGTTACAGTTTTCAAAAGACACTCAAGATATTCTTCTTCTTCAAGATGAAAAACGAATAACAAATGCTGAGGCGCAACGTCGCCTTGAAAAAGCAGGCATAGCAAACGATATTGCAAAGCTAAATCTGGCAGATCGCATAACTAAAGCCAAAGAAGACGAAGCTAAGGCCGCTGAGCGCCAAGCTAAAGCTGCTGAGCGCAGAGCAACCGCAGAAGCAAAAAGAATACAGCGCGAGTTGGACGCGCGAGCTAAAGGCATTACATCTGCCGAAATAGGTGCAGGACAATCTTTCATTGCCCGAGGCAGAGCAGATTTAGAGCGCACAGCTGTCTTTGACGGGGAAGAAGCAGCTTTGAACCAAAAATTAAAACTTATTTTACAAGAAAGAGACATTAAGTTAGAAATACTGGATGCACAGTACAAGCAAAAAAATTTACAAGCGAAGTCTTTAGAAGAGCAAAGGTTGCTGTACGATGCGTATTTAGATCAATATGCTGTAATTGTAACTACAGCTGAGGTAGACAATAGAAGAACACAAAACCTTCAAGAGCAGTTGGCGCTAGCTGAACAAGTTTCTGCTTTATCAGCAGCCGCTGGATTTGACGTTCTTAGCTTGGCAGGCAACACTAATGCAGTCCAAGATAGAGGCATTTATGGAGCGGATACAGGTCCAGTCTCTTTTGAGGAAGGAATTAATCTTGCTCCTTTAATTGCGTATCAAGTTGAGCTTGACAAGATTCTTGAGAAGTATCCATTAATAGGCGAAGCCGCAGGTGCAGCTGCTGGTCTTATCACGACTGGCTTCGAGTCGATCATTGATGGAACGAAGAGTGCCGAAGAAGTCTTTGCTGATTTCTTGAACAACATTGCCGACATGTTGATGAAGACAGCACAGCAGATGATTGCTCAGTACATCGCGATTGCAATTGCCAAGATGTTTGCTGGTATGGGACCTGGGAGCAGTTTTTCTGACTTCGCTGGATCGATAACCGGTGGCAACCCGTTTGCTGCTGGCGGAAAACTCGATTTCTTCCCTACGGTTTCTCAGTTTGCTGACGGAGGCAGGCCACCAGTCGGTAGACCTTCAATCGTCGGAGAGCGCGGACCAGAACTCTTCGTACCGGGCGCTTCTGGAACGATTATTCCAAACGAAGCAATGGGAGGGACTAACGTGGTGGTCAATGTTGACGCTTCGGGCTCTAACGCCCAAGGTGACGGACAGCAGGCCAAACAGCTTGGTGCTGCGATTGGAGCAGCTGTTCAGGCTGAGCTAGTCAGACAAAAACGACCTGGGGGTATTCTTGGCTAATGGCTGTATTTCCTTCTATCACTCCAACGTACGGAGCTTCCAAGACAAGCAAGCCAACCCCTCGCGTGGTTAAGTTTGGGGACGGCTACGAACAACGAATTAATTTTGGATTGAACCAAAACCCAAAAGAGTGGTCCTTGACCTTTGTTGTTTCAGAAACAGATGCAGACACAATTGAAGCTTTCTTAGATGCTAGGGCAAATGACAATGCTTCTTTCGCTTGGACCCCTCTGGGCAGTTCAACTTCGTATCAGTGGAAGTGCCCTCAGTGGACAAAAACAATACCCTATCTAAATAGAGCAGAAATTTCAGCAACATTTGTCCAAGTTTTTGAGCCTGTGCCTCCTCTTTCTCCTGCCTGATGCCTGTTCCCGTCTCAAATCTGCAAGCAGTTAATCCAACTGCAATTATTGAGCTTTTTGAGCTTGAGCTGAATTTGGTGATGCACGGCACTGACATTACTTATCGCTTTCACAATGGTTCAAGTCAAAACGAAAACCGTAAAATTGTTTGGGCTGGAAACACTTATCTTCGCTATCCAGTAGAAGCAGACGGATTTGAATACAATGGAGCGGGGCAACTCCCACGGCCTAACATTACAATCTCAAATGCACTTACCCTGATAAGTGCAGCTATCCTGACGACCCCAGAAGGCTTAGAGGGGGCAAAATTAACAAGAATTAGAACTCTTGCAAGGTTTATTGATATTGGAAATTTTGAGCCAATTCAACACCTTTTAGTAGCTCAAAATGGTGACAATTTGCAGTTACAGCAAAATGATGACATACTTGCTTCTTCTGAAATCATTCACCCTTACGGAAATCCAGACCCAACACAAGAGCTACCAAGGGAAGTTTATTTTCTTGATAGGAAAGTTATTGAAAACCGTGAAATTGTATCTTATGAATGCGCAGCAGCTTTTGATCTTGCAGGTGTTAGAGCCCCTAAAAGGCAAGCTTTGTCAAATTTGTGCCAGTGGGTTTATAAGTCAGCTGAGTGCGGATACGCAGGAGCCTTGCCGACTTGTTCAAAAACCTTGGCTGATTGCACAGGTCACTTTGGCGGCGCTCAACTACCATTCGGTGGATTCCCTGGAGTTGGTGGCTTTAAATGATTTGGCAGATCAAAGCTTTAGACCACGCAAAAACCGAAAATCCAAGAGAATGTTGCGGCCTAATTGTTATAGTCAATGGCAAAGAAAGGTATTGGCCATGTTTGAACCTATCTACTGAAGAAGATCAATTTATTCTTGACCCAGAGTCTTACGCTGACGCAGAAGATGAAGGCGAGATTGTAGCGGTTGTTCATAGCCATCCAAATTCTGAGCCTGTTCCAAGTGAGGCAGACTTGGTAATGATTGAAAATACTGGCCTGCCTTGGTATATCGTCAATCCAAATACAGAAGAGTGGAGCGAGGCCATAAAGCCATCAGGGTTCAAAGCTCCCCTTGTTGGACGGCAGTGGGTTTGGAACGTTACAGACTGTTGGACGCTTGTGCGTGATTGGTACGCAGAGCAGGGGCTTGAGTTAATTGACTTCAAGAGGCCAAGCAGTAGCGATGAGTTCAACGAAAACCCTTTATTCAAGCAAAGTTATGAATCCGCTGGTTTTGTTGAGCTTGAGCAGGAAGAGGAGCTTGAGTGGGGAGACAGCTTGCTTTTGTCTATTGGGTCTCCAGGGTTAAACCATGTTGCCGTTTTCTTGGGCGATGGAACGGTTTTGCATCATGCTGGCAATCGGTTATCGTCAAGAGATATTTACGGGGGCTGGCTTAAGAAAAGTACAGGCTTGCGTTTAAGAAACCCGTCATTAAGAAGGAGGTTTTAGCTCATGTTGAGAAAAGTGCGATTGTATGGGGGGCTGGCTAAATTTTTGAATAGTCGATGCTTCGACTTGGAAGTGCAAAATCCAGCAGAAGCGATTCGATTGTTGCTTGCAAACTTTCCAGAGCTTGAAGTACACATGTCAAAAAATTTTTACAAAATAATTGTTGAAGATTTTGCAATTGATCTAGAAGATTTGGCGTTACCTTGCGGCCAAGGTGATATAAGAATCATTCCTGTAATCGGGGGAGCTGGAGGAGTAGGAAAGATTATTTTGGGCGTTGCATTGATTGCGGCATCTATTTTTATTCCTGGGGCTGCCGCTATTGGTTTTGGCCTAACGTTTGGAGC